AAAAATGATGACCATCATGGACAACCTGGCTGACTCAATGAGCCGTACGGCGACGGTTACGGTCACGACAATTAACAGGCTCGTTACGCAGAATGTGTCGTCGTATGCGACTGGTGGTCTTGACGGTAACACCGCTACACCGTTCGCGAATGGTGGCATCGTGACGGCTCCAACTTTCGCCATGATCGGCGAGGCGGGTCCTGAGGCTGTTATCCCGTTGGGTAGTTCTTCCGCAGCGGGTTATCTCGGTGGCGGCTCTAATGGTTCTACTTACAACATTAACGTGTCTGCTGGTGTGGGTGATCCGCGTCAGATTGGTCAGTCAATCGTTGAGTACATCAGCAAGTTTGAGAAGGCGAATGGGAACATTTACGCGAAGGCGGGCTGAGTCTTATGGCTACGAAAGTTGAGATCGCTTTCAACCTTGCACCTAACGGTGTGGGTAACTGGTTCACGCTCGATGACGCAGTCAAGGGCAAGTTAGACAATGTGACTTACCTGCTTGCTGGTGATGTGCTTGTTGATGTTACTCAGTATGTGCGTTCGATTGGGGTGAAGCGGGGTCGTTCGCGGCAGTTGGAGAAGTTCACTGCCGGAACGAGTCAAGTCGTGCTCGATAACCGGGCGCGACTGTTCGACCCACAAAACACTAGTTCCCCGTATTACGGCAGTATTGGTCCGCGTAAGCAGCTGCGGGTCAGCCGCGACGGCGTGAACTTGTACACGGGCAACATTGAGGATTGGGATTTCCAGTACGACAAGGGCAACGATTCTGTCGCTATCCCGAAAGCCGTTGATGGTTTCGCGAATATTGCGAAAGCGTTGGTAACTAGCGGTACTCAAACTGGTGAATTGTCGTCGGTTCGTGTGGGCAAAATCCTTGACGATGCGGGGTGGCCTTCTACTGATCGCAGTATTTCTACTGGTGCATCAACATTGAATGCTGATTTCATTGGTGGCAGTGTCCTTGCGTTGGCGTATTTGCAGAAAGTTGAACTGTCTGAGGCGGGCGCGTTCTTCGTGAACCCTTCAGGGGCGATGACGTTTAAGTCTCATACGGATCTTGAGACGTATACGAACGCGGCCACGTTTGGTCCGGGGAACATTCCGTTTACTGATGTCCAGGTGCAGTTCGGGATGGAAGCACTGTGGAACACGGTCAATGTCACTTATTACGGCGGCACAGTAGTCGCCGGTACCGCGTCAGCGGTGGGTACTGCTTCGGTGGCTACTTATGGTGAGATGGCGGCAACGTATGACACGTTGTTGAGTGACACGTCGGCTGCTTCGGCTCTCGCCTCGTGGCTGGTGAATAAGTATCAGGATCCGTTGTGGCGCGTGAACCAGATGACGGTCGCTTTGGATTCGTTGACTGTTACGCAGCAAGCAACGGTACTCGGTCTTGATCTTGGCACTGTGGTGAAAGTTGTGTGGCAGCCGCAGGGTACTGGTTCGACGATTACGCAGTTCGTCACGATTGACGGTATTGAACATAAAGCGATCCCGACGTTTCACGAAATTACTTTTACCCTGTCTGAAACTCAGGCGGCGTTCCTTCTTGATGATGCGGTCTTTGGTCGCCTCGACTTCAACAACCTCGGCTATTAGGAGTATCAAACATGGCAATCAAAACCTCGTGGGCTACTGGTGACGTGCTCACAGCTACGGACATCAGTGACACTCTGGTGTCTAAAATGTCGTACGCGCTACCGACAAACGCACAGACAGGCACGACTTACACGGCAGTGTTGTTGGATGCGAACAAACTTACGACGTTGAGTAACGCGGCAGCGGTGACGGTGACGATTCCTTTGCAGTCGTCGGTCGTTTGGGTTGCTAACACGGTGCTTCGTTACACGAACCTTGGTGCGGGCACGGTGACTTTTGTTGGTGCTGGTGGTGTGACGGTCACGAATGTTGCAGCGACTTTGGCGCAGTATGCGAGTGCTGACTTGATCCGTACAGGTAGTGATGCTTGGACTGTTCTCCCTTTCGCCGGTGGTAGTGCTGCCAAAGCAACGGTCACGAGCACTACCGGTTCACCGACCATCACGACCGTAGGCGGCAAATCCTGTTACAAGTTCACCGGCTCGGGCACGATTGTTATTGGTACGGCAGGCTTTGTCTCTTGCCGAGTTCTTGCCGGTGGTGGAGGTGGCCGTGGTTCTGGTCACGGCGGCGGTGGTGGCGCTGGCGGGGATTCCGCTAGTCCCGGTGGGATTCTTAACATTTTCTTGGCTGTCGGTACTTACACAGTGTCAATCGGTGCAGGTGGCGCGGCTGGGGTTATTGGATCAGATACTTACTTCGCGAGTTATTACGCTTTCGGCGGCGCAGGTGGCGGCTATCAAGGCGCAACGGGTGGTGGCAGTTTGTCTGCGACAACTCTAGCCCCGAACACCGGCGGCGGCGGTCAAGGCAAAAGTGGTGGGCAAGGAGACGGCTCGACAGCATCGGGTGGCGGCGGCGGCGCAACCGGGGTAGGCGCTAATGGTTCCGGTGGAGCCGGTGGAGTAGGTGGAGCAGGGTTGGCAGACACGCTAGAAGGGTCGTCTGTTTCTCGCGGCGGTGGCGGCGGCGGTTGGGGAAATACAACCGGTGGTGCTGCAACAGGTGGCGGTGGTGCAGGAACCTCAGGCGCGACCGGAGCAGCAGGGACAGCGAACAGTGGCGGCGGTGGCGGTGGCAGCGCGACAACGGGTGGCGCCGGAGGTTCCGGTGCCGTAGTGATTTGGTTAGGTTAAAAAATGGCTCACTTTGCGTATGTAGTTAATGGAATCGTCCAACGAGTAGAACCCGTAGTAAACGAAGTCATCGCCACAACAGCAGGCGACAACTCCGAACTAAAAGGCAAACGCTTCATGGTCAGTCTTTACCCTGACACACTCGAAACAGAATGGGTCCAAACCTCTTACAGCGGTTCAATGCGCGGCAAGTACGCAGGGCAAGGAGATTCTTGGGATGGCGTGGAGTTCGCGAGTCCTGTGGCACTTGAAGCAGCACCAAACGCTTAACAACGTTGGGCCAGTAAACGCAATACCCGTACGGGAACCTGTACACCCCCGTTTCTGTGACGGGTTGAAAACTGCCGATTCCTGAAACGGCGCACCTAACCACACGCACACGATATTTCAACTTTGTTACGCCGGAAAGGGCTGACCCATGCTCCTCGCACAATTCTTCGACACCAACGGAAACAACGAATTTGATATGAACGATCTCGCAGTAATCCTAGGAATCACCGCAATCCTCATCCCCGCAATCATCATCGTTGTGAAAGCGCTACACCGACAGTTCCGAGAAGAAATACGGGACGTCGTCGTGCAAGAAATAGCGGCAGCAACGAAAGCAATCCAACCCAATGCGAACGGTGGCAGGAGCCTGCCGGACGCGAATAAGAAACTCGATCTCGTTATCGAGCATCTTGGGATTAATTTGCCGGAATCGTTGCGCGTGAAAGATCTTCCAAAGCTTTAACCCGTTAACCCTTTTCACCCCTGCGCTTTTTGAGTGTTGGGGTTACTCGTATTGGAGAAAAGCATGAACGCATGGCTTGCCACAACACCGCTCGGTTCAGCATTCAAAACGTTCATCGCGGTGATCATCGCCGCAGCGGTTGCAGACTTTTCAACTGACGGCACAGTCTCCCTCACGCATTGGCAGACATGGCTCATCGGTGGCCTCGTGTCCGCACTGGCACCAGTAATCAACTGGTTGAACCCATCAGATGCCCGCTACGGCAACGGGACCGGTGCCTGATGGCGACATCGTTGAATGGTTGGGCTGGTATCAAACTTCGCATTGATCCGCGACTACGAACCATCACGATTCCCGGTACTGCCGGCACGAAGATCACGGTACGTCGCGAGGCTGCGCCGCTATTCGCCGCGTATCTCGCCGACTGGCACCGGCTTATGCCTAAACGCTTGAACCTGAACGAGGGCACGAAGGCGTATGGGTGGATTTATCGTGAAGCCCGCAGCGGTGCAGGTCTCTCGAATCATTCATCAGGCACGGCAACTGACTGCCGGTGGGACGTGTTGAAAGCAGACGGCAAGCCTCATATGACTGTTGCGGAGAAGGCGATCCTTAACAAGATCCTTGACACTTACAAAACGACAGACGGTCACCGTGTCCTGGCTAACGGCGAGTGGTGGAACCACTCTGATGGTATGCACACTGAATTGTCGCAAAGCTGGGATCGTGGCTGCAAACGCAACACGACGATGCCTGATGTCGTGAATGTCATCGCACGGCTCAAGATCGGAAAGAACGGCGTACGACCAGTCACTGCATAACACTTGCCTGTGAACCCTGCGAATCCTGCGACGGAATGGAACCAGATGAGTCTTGCAACCGCACTGATGGAACATAAAGGATCAGCGAAAGGACCACGCTGCACGCTCTGCGTGATCCTTGACGATCTACCTAAAGAGGACAAGGCCGCACTGGTTGCAGCGATGAGCGATCAATCGTTTACGGGTGCGGCAATAAGTAGGGCGCTCAAGAGTCAGCATCACACGATTAGTGGCTCTGTTGTGATGCGTCACAGGAAAGGCGAGTGCCAAAAATGAGCCTTGCGGGGGCGTTAGAGGCACAGAAACCTAAACCTCCTAGGGTTTTAACGATAGATATAGAAACCAGTCCCGCCATCGGCTACGTGTGGGGCCTGTTCGATCAAAACGTCAGCACGTCACAACTATTAGAACCCACGCGGGTGCTGTGTTTCGCCGCGAAATGGTTAGACACGGGGAAAGTTCACTACTTCTCCGAATTCCACGACAGCAAGCAGGTCATGGTTCAGGCCGCGTGGGACATGATGAACGAAGCCGATGTAATCGTTGGCTACAACCATGCACGGTTCGACATACCGCATTTGCACCGCGAGTTCCTCCTCGCAGGAATGCCACCACCATCACCGCACCAAGACGTTGACCTCCTTCGGGTGATGCGTAACCGGTTCAAGTTGATGTCGAACAAACTCGGGTATGTCACGCAAGCCCTCGGTATGGATACGAAACTTGAAACCGGCGGGCAGCAACTCTGGAACGACGTCCTTAAGGGTGACGCGAAAGCGTGGAAGAAATTTAAGCAATACAACAAGCAAGACGTGGTGATCACTGAGCAGCTGTACACGCTGCTTACTGGTTCAGGATGGATCAAAACCTTGCCCCATGCTGGCATGTGGTTACAGAACATGACTACCTGCTTCGCGTGCGGGTCTACGACGCTGATTCCTGCCGGACTTGTACATACACGAACCGCGGCGTTCCCGCAGGCTGTGTGTGCTTGTGGGGCGTGGAATCGGATACTAAAAAACGGTGAAACGAGGGCAGCATGACCAACATCGTTCACGAGCGTGCCAAGCACTACGGCGACATTGTTAAAGGCGAAGGCAACATGCACCGGATCGCTGGCTTGTGGGCATCGTTCCTCGATGTACCCATCACTGAGCATGACGTCGCATGGATGATGGTCCTACTGAAAGCCTCACGGTCTAAGCAGGATCCCGATCACCTGGACGACTACACCGACGGTCACGGCTACCTTCATATTGCTGAGCAGCTGCGATGAAAGTCAGCATCGTTGTCGGTGGGGTAGAGATACAGGTCGAAGGTTTAACTTGGTCACAGCGGCAAGTCAAAGACCTCCTCGGTGAGGTCGCGGGGATCGCTGTTGCGATGGAAGACGCCGGACTCGCTGAACCAGAACCCGTCCGTCGATCTTTCGGATTCTCACTCGGTGCGGATACGGAGATCGCCGAGGTGATCGAACCTGACTTGTCGGAGTATTTCGAGGAAGAAGAAGAACACCAGCAGCCAACTGAATGATGCCGCGCGGCATGAAACAAGCCCCCCAAACCGACCTAAAAAAGGACCGGCGAGGGGGGCTTGTTCTCGTCTGATGGTCGACGGGACTAGCCGAGACTTGCTTGCGCACTCCACGAGCCATTGCCCTGATCGACCGCCGTGCAAGTGAACGCAGTACGGACCTGCGCACCAAAACTATTCTGCGAATCAACCCACGCAACCATCCGATACGACTTGCCGCTATCGGAGAAACTATGGGAGAAACCGCCAAACTCCCTCATTGTCGGGAATCCCGCCGTCGCAGGAGCCTTCAGTTGAGCACTCACACGCTCCTGACACGTTGCATACGCACTTATGTCGTCGTATCGAGTCGCGTTTGAGGTGTCCCGGACTGGCTTGTCGCTCGCATTGATTTGATTCACTACGGCTAGCCCAACGATCAGGGCTCCGCACACACTGAGTACCGCGATCTTCGTGGATCGCTTCATTGGTGGGCGTGGAGGGAGTTTCGGGGCATCCCAAGGGCGCTCAATATTAGGCATCTCACTCATTGGGTGTCTCTCGTTCGAATGTCGCATAATGCGACGACCCACCTTTGAACGGCACTGAGTTGATTGTGACCAACCTCCAGCCCTCAGCGGAAACAGCATTCAGTCGTTCAGTCCAGGCTAGCTCACCCGTTTTACCCGAGACATATTTCAACTCCACAGTCACGTATTGGTGGTTCATGCTCCCCCCGTTGTTTCTTTCACAGTAGCCCTCTGGCTGACTGAAGGGGTGGTGTAGCCATTATTTCGGCTACACCTTGGCTACACCTGATGCCCGATATGCCCCAATCCGGGGTCATGGCTACACCTACGGCTACACCTAGCCCCTCACGTGGGCCGCTATTTTGTGGGGAAATGGGAAAACCCCTTGGTATGCAAGGGGTTTTCGTGGTGCGCCGCGAGGGACTTGAACCCCCAACCCGCTGATTAAGAGTCAGGTTTGTAGCCCCATTGTATTCCCAAAACCCCTTATATAGCAACGGTTTACGTTTTCTGAAACGTATATAAACGTACCCTCATGGCTACACCTATGGCTACACCTAGCCCCTTGTAAAGAGATACGATGTAGACATGACACGAGGCAAAGGCAGCGGCTCACTTTCACAACGAGCAGACGGACTCTGGCAAGCATCCATCGAACTTGGGACCGGGCCAGACGGGAAACGCAAAAGGTGGGTCGGCAGGTCCAAAACGTACGACGGGGCACAAGCCAAAATGCGGGCCGCCATCGTCGAATACGAAACTAAAGGATCCGTGTCAAGCAAGACCCTCACCGTCGCAGCTTGGCTCGACCGGTGGCTGACCGACATCGTGAAACCCACCACGAAACCGCGAACATACGACTGGTACTCGACGAAGGTAAACAGCGACATCAGTCCGCGCATTGGGAAAGTTCTCCTCGCCGCACTCACCCCCGACCAAGTACGGAAAATGTTGAAAGACATCGCGAAGGACGGTCGGGTATCCACCGCCAGAGGGGCACACCGAACCCTGAGGGCCGCGTTGAATGCGGCGATGGCTGACGGGTACGTCATGCGAAACGTCGCCTCACTCATCACCCCGCCGGCATCGACCGCGAAAGAACGCGAAGTGCTCTCCCTTGACGAAGCCAAGAAAGTCCTTGCCGCTACAGATAGGTACGCGGTGCGTTGGGCATTGGCCCTGTTCACTGGCGCACGCCAGGGGGAAAGTCTTGGTCTCGGTTGGGACCGGGTAAACCTCGCCGACGAAACCCTCGATATCTCGTGGCAGCTGCAACGGTTGAAGTTCGCTCATGGCTGCAACTTGGATAGCCACGGGGAGCCGAAAAAGGAAACGACCTGTGGAAAGACGCGTGCAGGGTCATGCCCGAAAAGGTTCTTCAACTTCAATCCCGATTTCGAGTACCGGATTCTTCACGGCGGCATCATCCTGAGTCGACCGAAAACGAACAAGGGGACGCGCATCATTCCGATGCCTCCAGCCCTCACCGCGATGCTGAAACGACACCGACTCGCGACGATGCACGAACCCAACCCACACAACCTTGTCTGGCATGAGGAAACGGGTACACCTGTTGATCCGTCAAATGACACGGAACGATGGGATGCAGTGTTAAAAAGCGTTGGGGTGAAAGACGTTCCGTTGCATAACGCACGTCACACGACTGCAACTCTGCTGATGTCGTTGAAGGTTGATCCGATGATTATTAAAGCGATCCTCGGGCATAGTGAAGTTACGACGACACAGGGATATATGCACGTCGACTTGTCGCTAGCGCGTGAAGCGATGGGGCGGCTAGGTGGGGAACTCTCCTAGGAAGGTGAGGCTTCGGCTTCACCATTCGCGGCGATGCAACCGTCACGAATATCGCCGAGATATTCCACGGGATTGAATTCGAAAGCTGTACAGACTGCGTGGATATCTTCAAGTGTCCAAGGCTGTTTACCTGCGAGAAGTTGATTTATGCGAGTGGACCAGCCGAAATCTTTACTAAATCCAGCGATGCCACCCGGATACGCTCTAATACGAACACTCATATCGGCAGCGACGCAGCGAGACATTAAACCAACAGGTTTCTTTGTCTGCCCTTGTCGTCGCCGGCCGCTCATAGGAAAAGAATCGCACATTTGTGCGAGCGTTGCATCTTGGTGAACAAACATCTTACCCCGTTTCGGTGGAAGTTGAGCGTAAAACTTGTTCCTAATATGAGCCGACTCACAGTGATACGTCAGGTTTATAGGGACAAACTACCCTCGACACGCACAAATGTACGAGGATGGCGGACAGCCGTACATTTATGCGTTAGGTTCCAGACATGACATGCAGACTGTTTCACAGCCCGCTATTTCCTTCAAGAATGTTTAACCGTCAGGTAAAGAAGTCGCTCGCTGAACAGGGCAAAACAAAAGAGCAACTCGCAGCACACCTCGGAATCCGACCCTCGACTGTCTGTCGCCGGCTCGCCGGGGTGAGGTGCTGGCCCATCGACGACGCTCATGCCACTGCACGATTCTTAAACATGTCGCCAGACGCAACCTACCTAGACGGAGCAGGAATATGAGCCTTGAAAAACTGGCGTACAACCGTCAGGACGCTGCACAAGTTCTCAGCATCTCAATAAGTACCCTCGATAAGTTGATCGCGACCGGTGAACTTAACCCCGTTCTTGTTGGTGCTAAACGACTTTTTACGCACGTTTCACTTATCGAGTTCCTGAATCACGCCCCGCAAGTGCGAAACTAGCCCCCATTTTTCTTCGGCAAATTCATGGGAAGTCTCTGCTGGAGAAAACTTTTTAGGTAAATAAAAACCCCGCCAATGGCCTGCAAGCCGTTGGCGGGGTACACACCCCGAACCCTGCGAAGGAAACGAGATACACAATGTTAAACACACTTTCGATGTTTTGTATAGCCGGAGCGGCACTTCTTGTTGTTGTGACCGTCACATTCTACGAACGCCAATTCGACAAGCTGCGAGCCGAACGTGAAGTGCTCCTGAACGAACTTGACGAAGCAGTCACCGTCATCACTGGCCTGAACAAGCCTGCACCTGCACGTTTGCGGGCAGTGAAATGATCCACAACTTCCTATGCCAGGAGTGGCACGAAACGACCCACAACCTATGCGCCTGCGACCTCATCAAAGATGCGCAAGCCGCTGAACGAGACCGTATCGCTGCTGCACTGCCCAAAGTTCTCCCCACCGCGTACCAGTCGAACGTACGCATCTGGCTCCTGTCAGGGACACCAGCATGAAACTCCTCGTCGTCATCACCCTGTCACTCATCGCTATCGCCGTCGTCGCGTCATTCATTGCCACAGCGATCGAGACACGCGCCGCGACACGCGACATGCGTAAACGTGCCGCACTCGTTGCGTGTCTTTCTAAAACTTCAACACCAAGGCGCAAGCCATGAACACAACCGGAAGGTTCACCAATGAACAGGACTCACGTTTGCCTCGTCACGACAACACCTCTGATGGAGGCGGCTTGATAGTCGAGGCAGTTCTCGCAGCTGCCATAACCGTCACACAAAAAACAGTCCTCCACGATGCGGCACAACTGCCCGCACGTCATCAGGCATACGCGGCGTGTGTTTCTAACCGTGAATCCCACGGGAACTATCGCGCTAAAGGCGACGTTTCTAGTGCGCGCGGCCGCTGGCAGTTCCTCGACCAGCAGTGGCGACACGGTTTATCGTTCATGGTCGCGGAGCGTCTCGTTACGTTCGGGCTACCAAAGAAACAAGCTGCAAACATCCGTCACCAGATGCAAGCGAAACCTATCGACAAATGGACACCCGTCCTGCAAGACGTAGCATTCGCCGCAGTCATCACCCACAAGGGCGGCTACAAGCACTGGTACATAACAGGTTCACGCTGCAACGCGCTGGCGGCACGATGAGTGTCGCTAGCGGTTATGGCATCGACTCCACAAGCGAGTCGCATGTCACTTGGTGTAAGTGTGGTTGGCGTGATGTGACGCTTGGGAAAGGTCGCGCCCGCACGATCCTCGTACGCCACATGGAAACAAACCACGACGTTCCGCCATCAACAACGATGCGGATCCGTTCGCCGAAGCAGCGTGCAATGTGGGCTGACGCATGAACCCAATCAAGTTCACGGTTCACGGCTTGCCCGCACCGCAAGGTAGCAAGCGGCACGTTGGTGGCGGTCGCCTGATTGAGTCGAGCAAGAAGGTCGCGCCGTGGCGTAAAGCCATCGTCGACCAATGCGCCATAGAAGGCATCACCGGCAGAAACATTGACGGACCAGTCGACATCTATGTGTGCTTCTTCATGCCACGACCCAAGTCACACCACAACAGTCGAGGAGAAATCAAAGCGACCGCACCCAAGAACCCGCACCGAGTACCAGACCTCGACAAGCTACTCCGATCCACTTTCGACGCCCTCACGACTGCAAACGTGTGGGAAGACGACGCGAGAGTCGTATCAGTTGAAGCCGTAAAGGTCTACGCACTCGATGGCATACCCACCGGCGCACACATCCAAATCACCGCACTAGAAAGGACCACCCCGTGAACCCTGCGATCACACACGACACGTTCTGCGACCTCGCCCACCTACCCGAAGCCTTCGCCATAGACCCCGAAGGCAACAGCACCGCAGCCCTCGCAACAGGCCGCTGCCTATGCAACATCATCAAACTCGTACGCATCGACGAACGAGGACACAGCAACCACGAAATCGCCGAATTCATCACCTCAGACGCCGTAAACGAACCCGACCTCGTCCAAGACCACCTGTTCACATACGCGCAGCTAGTACGCACCGGCGGGTACAGCCGGAAAGTCACCTGGTGAAGTACATCGACATTGAACCAGTCGTACCAATCCATTCATGGATGAGTGAATCGAAATGTTTAGGGCACCCCAATCCTGACATTTGGTTCAGCGACTCCATCGCGTCTATCGGTTGGGTTGAGCGCACTGAAGCGAAACGAATCTGCGGAACATGCGCTGTGTCTGCGCAATGCCTCAACTTTGCGGTAACGCGACGTGAGGAGTACGGAATTTTTGGCGGACTCACTGCACCCGAACGCAACACGCCAAACGCTGAACGACGTCAATACAACCATTTTCACCAGTAAAAATAACCCTGCGAAAAGAAGGAAAACAAGTGATACACCACATCGACACAATGCGAAGCCCATCAGGGAAATATCTAGTCCACGCTGACAATGTTGAGATCGCACGATTCGACACCTACGGCGAAGCTGCACAATTCATTACCGACGTAGTGGCCTGACATGGGAAAAGTTAAAGACCTGATGATGGGCGACGATGAGGCGATCAGAAACGTTACGTATCACGACGCGTACTGCCCCGCAATACGCCCACATATCAGCTACTTATGCCAACACCCTAAAGGCGAACAGTGCGGAGTTTGCGTTCATGAATGTTTGTGCGACCTCCTCGCCATCGTGCGAGCCGAAGAAGCCCTAAAGAACACCAACCAGCGCATCAACGACCTACGCGAACAACTCACCGGGATCCGTGGGAAAGGCCAACAGTCATGAGCATCATGGAATTCACTGCACCCACGCAACCCATCAACCGTGACCGTTACGGTCGCCCGTTGATTGAACCCGTAGGTGGTGGCAAGGCGATCCCTTACACGCGAGTGAGCACCCTGGCTAAAGCCCTCGATGACAAGACTGCGCTCACTAAGTGGAAACAGTCAATGGTTGTGGCGGGTATCGCTGCACGACCTGACCTCGTGTCACTTGCGACCGCTGCAAGTGGCGACAAGCGTGCACTAGCCGACATTGTCGAACAAGCAATGTCAGCAGCAGAATCCGACAGGGCCGCAAACCTTGGCACAGCAATCCACACGTTCACCGAACGAGTCGATGCAGGATCCGCGATCAGTACGTTCCCCGAAATCCACCAAGCAGATTTACAGGCATACAAGACCGCGATGACTGGTATCGAAATCATTGCCACCGAATTATTCATTGTTACTGATGAGGTGGAAGCCGCTGGAACATTCGACAGGTTGGTTCGCTTGCCTGATGGTCGCGTGGTTGTTGCTGACGTGAAAACGGGTGCAAACGAACCCAAATATCCACACGGTGTCGGTACACAAATCGCGATCTATTCACACGGTCACTTGTACGACCCCGTGAAAGGCCGCATCGGACACCTACCGACCGTAGGAGTGTCCACCGATGTTGGGCTACTTATTCACATGCCCGTCGGTACAGGCCGCTGTGACCTATACCTGATCGACCTCACCGTCGGCTGGAAACTTGCACAAACAGCCGTCGCGGTCAGGAACGCGTACAAGCAGAAAACTCTCACCCCATATACCCCGTGAACACACACCACGGTGCACCACCAACACACACCCAACAAGTAAAGGAAACCTGCGACATGGAATTTTCAGCACCAGCAGCAGCATCAGGCGGCGACTTCGACCTCAACGCAGCCAACGGACACCTACTCGTCGTCGAACCCAAGGAATACCGCACCGGGATCGAAACGAAATTCGGAGACAAAGACGCAATCCTCGTCACCGTCCACGACATCAAGGCCCAAACCACCACCACCGATGTTCTCTGGTTTGGTGGCGTACTCGTCGGCTCACTCAAGACACAAGTAGGACGACGCGTACTCGGTGTCCTGGGCCAAGGCGCGAACACAAAAGGCAACCCACCTTGGTTAATCAACGATGCGTCTGGCGACACTGCCGCTATCGCCGCTGCAACGGCATATTTGAACAACCAGACCGCCGCAACATTCGCGCCAACGGGTAACACGGCACTGGATGCGGCAATGAACAACCTCACAGCTGCTGGACTCACCAGCAACGAAGCACCCTTCTAAATGAGAAACGCCGCTGCCCGATCCCATGACGGCGACAGTTCACGACTGACAGCGGCACGAAACACACACCCCGAAACCTGCGAAGTTCACACCAACGAAACGAGTACCAAGTGATGACCGCACCACACCCCGCAACGAGCACCCTGCTCACAGCTGCACGCGACTGGTACGACGCTGGATACGCCGTTATCCCGTCACACGAAGACGGCGGGAAACGGCCCTTCGGACAATGGAAGCAATACCAAACCACACGCCCAACGTGGGAAGAACTCGAAGGATGGCTAAACACCGGCAACTACACCGGGATAGGAGTCATCACCGGGGCCGTATCCGGCGGGGCACAAATGGTCGAAATCGAAGGACCAATCGACCCCGCAATCACCAGACTCAACGCAGTCATGGACCACGCCAAAACATTCGGATCAACAGACCTCGTCCTACAAGCCGCACGCGGATGCGTAGAACAATCCGCAGGCGGCGGCCTACACATGTTCATGCGCACCCCCGGCGTGACCCTCGGCAACACGAAACTCGCCATGCAAGGCCAAGGCGCAAAAAGGCACGTCGTCTCAGAGACACGCGGCGAAGGTGGCTTCGTCATCGTCGCACCAACACCCGCACGCAACGGACACCAACCAGATGCCGCCTACCTGTTCCTACAAGGATCCACGCCCGCAGGAACCCCCACCATCACCGTTGAACAACGCGACGAACTCCACCTACTCATCACCCTCGCGTTAAACGAAGACGACAACAACGAACGCGAAGCACTCCAACGCCAAGCCGCAACACACACCCCACAACACCCGCAAACAACCCCACACGCGACCGACACAACCTTCGGCAACTACCGGGCACAAACAACATGGGCCGACATCCTCACACCCGCAGGCTGGACCTTTAGCCACCACGCAAGCGACGGACGCGACCACTGGACCCGCCCCGGCAAAAACGTTCACGAAGGAACAAGCGCAACCACACTCGAAGACGGACCAATGTACGTCTTCTCCAGCTCCACAGCGTTCCCGCAAGAAACAGGCATCAGCAAGGAATACGCGTACACGATCCTCAACCACGGCGGCGACATGACAGCCGCATCACGACAACTACGCGAACAAGGCTACGCACCAGAAACCGATATCTACGACACGCTAAAAGAGTTCATCCCACTACCAAACACCACAGAAACAGCCGAAACCGAATACGTCGAAGAAACCCCATACGACCGGGCCGTACGAAACCGCTACTCAGAACTACGCATCAACGAAGACGCGAAAACACTCCTCACCGCATCTAAACTCGGACAAGCCCCACCACTCACAGCCCTCAACCTCACCGACTTCCTCAACCAACCAGACAGCCCCACCAACTACCGCATACAAGACCTCTGGCCCTCCGAAGGCCGCGTCCTCCTCGCAGCCGCAGCCAAATCAGGCAAAACAACAATGATCGCCTCCAACCTCATCCCCGCAATCGTCGACGGCACACCATTCCTCGGCAACAAAACCACACAACCACTCACACCCGGCAAAACCATCGCCTACCTCAACATGGAAGTCGGAGAAAACACCCTCCGCAAATGGATGCGCGACGCAGGCATCAAAAACACGCAAGCCGTCCACATCGCCAACCTCCGAGGAAAAGCCTCCGCACTCCAACTAGGAACCGAACAAGGCCGCAAACGACTCACCACCTGGCTACAACACATCAACGCCGAACTCGTCATCCTCGACCCGCTCGCACCCGTCCTCGCATCCCTAGGACTCGACGAAAACAGCAACAGCGACGTCGCCGTCTTCTTCGCATGGTGGTCCGAAACACTCACCGCAGCAGGCATCAAAGACGACCTCATCGTCCACCACACCGGCCACGCCGGACAACGATCACGCGGCGCATCACGCCTCCTCGACGAACCAGACGCAATCTGGACCCTCACCAAAGACACCGACGACGACGAAACCAGCGACTTCGCAGCCATCGAAGCCCCAACCCGCTACCTCGCCGCCTACGGACGCGACGTCGAAATGCCAACCGAAACCCTCGACTACAACCCCGAAACCCGCACCCTGGTCCTCACCGGCGAAGGGAAGAAAGCAGGAGCAGGGAAAGCAAACAAGCGAATCATTAGCCACATGTCAGACGGGAAGCTGCTCACCAAAAACCAGATCGCCCAACAAATCACCGGCGACCGCAACAAGAACCTCGAAGCCGTAGGGGCACTCATCGACGGTGGGATGCTCATCGATTCAGGTAAAAAAACCTTCAACAATTTCCCACTTTGGGCACTCGCGATATGAGAACAAAAAGGGACAAATCAACCGGTATGTATGACCCGTATTTTTTAATACACATACTGATATGTATCCCCTATAGGGGAATACATATACATACAGGTCAAACATGAGGGATAACAACCAATGGCTGACCAATCATTTGATCACACAAGGATTCATCACCGAAGGCCGAATCGGACGCAAAATCCAGAACAGGAGATGCAAGAAATGTAAAGCCCACATCATCACCGCACTCGACGCAGACATGATCGCCCTACTCGCCGAATGCGACCCCACACCACTCACCCTGCAAGGTGAAATCACCGCACTGGTGCAAGGCCGCTGGACCTACCGCCTCCAATACGAACACCTCAACCGCCGCTACCAGTTAGAGATCGCCGCAACACCCGCCAACACCACCACCGTCCTACAACAACACCAA